CCATTTATTAATGTATTGAATTCATCAAGCGTATGCTCTCTGTATATGGTCATTAACTGAATATAAGCAATATCTGAGTTCGATGGAATCGTAAACTTTAAAGTATGGTTAGCATCGGTATATGTAATACCAGTTGGTGGATTTGAATTTATAACTTCCCCTGCAGAAGGAATTGAGTGATCTAACCCAATGTATGTGCCATCAGCTTTGTATGTATAAATAACAGTGGCCAAAGAGAAAGGTGATGCCAAGGGAATTGATAACGTATATGTATTCCCAGCTTGTACTGGATGTCTGCCTAGAGCAATACCAGTCGGATAAGCTACGCCTAAACCCGATGCATATGAGACCAGTTTTCCATTTTCTGCAAGCGCAGGGTTAAAAATGTTTTTACCTGTAATATCCACTTCTGCAAATGCCCCATTTAGTTTCGTTAAATTTTGATTAATTGGTGTTAAGTCAGTCGGAATAATTGGAGCAATAAATTCTGGGTTTGTACCGTTGGCGATAAAAGGGCTGTGGACATACATTTCACGTGATGTATTTGTCATCATATTTGCAATCAAACGAACTTTTACTGTATTTGCAACAACGCCAGGAGAAAGGATAGTAAAAACCTTTTTCTCAATCGCATTTACCATAGCTGTCTGGGCGTAATTAGCTGAAATAATTGAGCCATTGCTTGCAATATATTGGATACCAACGAGTCCATTTGAACCAGCAGTTAAGCCTTCTATGACTAAAGAAGCAGCGAATTCTCTTGTAAACTGAGCAACATCAAAGTCCCAGTGGGCGATAATATTTCCACCATTTGCGGAACTGATAAGCTTGAGTTGTTTGATACCATTTCTGATCACTATTGTTGGTGTACCAGCGGTATAGGTAGGCATAGTTGTGAAAACAACTTGTTCCAGAGAGAACTTATTACCATTTTGAACACGGTTATATTCTTTCGTCCGCTGCTGATCTAAAGATTTATTCTCTGGATCATATTTAGATTTGGTTAAGGTTGTGCCATCCCAAGAATATTCACCATTTTTAGTATCATCAAGATCATTACTAACTTTCACAGAACAATTCAGTGGCAACGTATTTCTCGCAGCGTACAGTAAGCTGTACGTCTGATACGAGCCAGCAAACCCGCCTGCAACGCGTGCAACTTGTGTTTCAACATAAGCACTATCGACTTTAGTTTTATCTAAATATTCTGTCCGATTTGCTAACGATTTAGCCTGATCATTCATATTGCCATCTGTACCACCTCTGGCGAGTTCATTTTCGCCTAGAAGCCGAACTGGTGACCAAACAGGCTGTGCAATAATTTCTTCTGCCATTTTAATTTACCTTGATTCCATCTAAGTTTTGAGAGCCATCAAGTCTCCAACTGCCATCTAAAAGCAGAGCACCTGATGGAATTGAAAATTCGAACTCATTTCCAACCTGAACAACGGATGTAACTGAAGTTTGTAGTTCACTGGTCACAACTAATGACGATTCAATAAGATGCGACCGTAAGTTTTTGTTATTTCGAATGATTGTGAAAAGTTTTGCTAAGTGTTTGGATGAAACTTCGGCATTAGCTGTTTCAATAAAAATTTTGAATGTATAAGGAGCACCAGGCGGTTGCATGTTGAACCATTCCTGAATACGAACATTGAATCCCAATGCTCCTAATGCTGCTTCAAGTCCTCCGATTGTGCCCTTATGACAATGCACTTTATATGAGGCTTGAATAACGGCTCTTTTTTGATCTTCAGTCCACGATATATCCCAATCATCAACAGATTCCTCCCATGCAAGCCAAGGCAAAACTACAGCTGGAGCTTCAAGTGGGCTATTGAACGTCCTTGCTGGTGTTGGAACATCAGAGATCCGAGAAAATGCATTTTCAAATGCATGTTCGAATGGTGTTGCGTTTGGAGGAAGTAATTTAGACATCAGCTTCCTCTTTAATCGTCAACTTGATCTCAGTGCAATACGCTGCCTGCCCAGAAACAGGTTCAATTTTTGCCAATGGCTCAACAATATCAATATCAACAACACCATCACGCTGTAATGCACCAATGACTCCAGTTAATGAGACTTTGGCATTTAATTTATGCACGGCATCGGTATATGCTTTTACTTTGTCGAAAGCTTGCTTTAAGACAATATTTTTATCAGGACCATCGGCGATTTCTAAGACCGCCTCTACTCGATACTGGATAATGCTTGCAGAATAAATATGAACATGGTCGGTTAATGGACGAATAATTTTTTTATTTAAAGCTTGATCAACAATGGTGATCAGTTCTTCACTCGCTGTTCCATTCCCTTCAGTTGATAAAATATAGATCGCTGCCACTCCTTCACTTGGTGAAGCTGGTTCAACATCTTTGATCCGAACATCGGCATTTTTGGTGTGAAAAATATAAGAGCCTTCACTGCCTGCAGTTGTATACCCTTCAGGTGCTAATTGAACTCTTTGGCGCAATGCTGGATCTGATTCCATTATGGCTGGCGTTGGAGGAATGGTGGTATTGTCTGCGGGTGTAATGACTTTTCGAGTTAAATTTTTCTCAGCTGCTTTATGATCTAAATCCGATTTCTCAGCATAGGCGAGTAAAACGGCTAGTGCCGACTGATTCGCTCGTTGTCTTAATAAGGTCTCTCGATAGGCAAAGACTTCAGCTAACTTATAGGCTGGATCTGATTCAATGAGACGTGGATAGTCGATTCCCAAATCAGTCATCTTTTGATGAAATTCATCTAATCCATTTTTTAAAATAATTTCATAATCGATCTGCTCAACTACACTGGGTTGTGGAAGTTGTGATAAATCGATTGCAGTAAGTGATCCAACCATAATTTACCTGTTTAATTTATTGCACCAAGTGAAAGAGGAATACTCATCGATGCTTGTTGATTGGTATCAACAAGTACGAAATCGAGGTCGAGAATGAGCTGGGATGAAATCGGGGTATTAATTAAGATTTGATGAATTTCAATCCTCTTTTCCCATAAAAGTAATGCGGTATAAATCGCGCTATAACATTGCAATAACAGGGTTTGATTCTGCGGTTGATCCATTAAGTCTGGAAGTCTTGAACCATATTCCCTACGCATTAAACGACTACCAATAGGTGTAGTTAAAATGTCATGAACTGACTGTTGGATATGGCTAAGTTCACTTGTTAGAGTGGTACCTGAATTTCTAGACATCATGGTATTGGTCCTCCAGAAATATCACCACCCGATCTCACGCCTAGTGTTCTATGATTTTTAAGGCTTATGCTTCCTGCTTTGACATCGCCCTCGGTACTGAAATCGCCTGTTGAATGGCTGCTGCCTTGTACCAGTTGGCTGCCACCCACGGTGTTGTTTCCTGTCATGGCAGTACTGCCATTGGTTTGAACATTACCGTTAGTTGTACTATTCCCGTTGGTAATCAAGTTCCCATTAATCGTGGTATTGCCATTCACTGTTACTCCACCTGGTGCAGTTAAAGTAGCTGTTGCTACTGTTGGCAAAATCGCTTGTAAATGATGGTTCTTAGTGTCGTAACTAATCACAGCACCATCTTCAAATAGGCGTAATTTGATATCTGGATCTTGCGCGGGTGTGGGGAATTCCTCATTGTTCAACCCCACTAAAACCACGCCCATTTCAATCACGCCACATGGACTAAAGACAACACACTCCTCTCCAATACTTGGTAAATCATGAGTTTTATCTACGCCCGCCCTAATATTTATGAGACGTAACTCTGCGGTTACGATGTCACCTAAATTGACAGTAACGGTGTGAAAAGGACTAGATGGCGTTACGGTCTCAATTCTGCCCAAACGGATCAGGTTTTCGAGACGACGAGGGATATCAGCATTCATGCTGCAATCGTGTTGCAAGGCTTTGGATTTTGCACTGACATGAAGTTGTATATTGAAGTTTTACAACTAGCTTGAGACGTGGGCTAAAACATCCTTTTCAATCATGTCCATTTCTGCTTGAGTGAAACCAAGTAACTCTCGGCTGTTATATTTGACCGTTGGGCCATCACGATCCACTTTATCGCGTAAACCCAATTGATGAACACGGGCAATGAAAGCGACTCGACCTGTAAAGCCAACTGCCACGCCTTCTGACGTGCGTTGGACTCTCATCCATTTTGCATTTTTTATGGCATTGAACATCTTGTTTTTAATCTTATTTTTCTTGTCTCTTAACTTATTTTTTCGTGGTACATAAGGCGTACTATCTGGATTTTGTTGACTGGTAATCCGTTTCTTTTGTGATGATCTGAGTTTACGACCTATCGACATTTCTAACTTTCGACGTTCTGCATCTGAAAGCTTAATCAGCATTGCGCCTAAATGATCATTGAGTGCCTGAAGCTCTGCCATGATTATGGACCAAAATATAAATTTTCAGGATCTGCAGACATCCATTCAGCAAGTACTTCCCCTGTTTTATGATCCACCATTTTAAATGGCGTTGGTTCTGCTGCAGTTTCATATCGAGGCTCATCAGGGAATGAAATATTTAATTGCCCATCTGGTTGACGTTTTACAATCACACGCTCAGTGATTGGAAAGGTAAGTGCCAGATCCACCTTACTATTGTCTAAAAGCACGGTTTCGAATTTAAATGAATTTTTGCTTTTTTCTAAATTTACCAAGAGCTCAGATTGGTTTATTCGTACCCAATCCAATAATGGAATCATGACAGCATCCAGCTCGCCTGCATACTCGGTCAATATGAATGACAATTCATATTCATACTCAAATGATAACCCGTTCGACATAAGACAACGGATCTTTCCATTGTCTGTATGAATTAGTAATCGATCGGGATCTCGCTGTAATTCTTTTACAGCATTGAGCATGTGAGTACGCAAGCTATCTGGTTTTTTCATGCAACTTTGACCTCGCCATAAATAGGCTCAAGGTGATCCCATTCTTTTTGGAACTTCGCTTGATAGCCTAATTTTTTATAATTTTCTCCGTTATATAAAGAAAAAACCGTGTGCCAATCTTGCTTTTGTAAGGCAGTTAATAGACCAGGCTTCCACTCAATAAATCGAACAAAAGCCTCTAACTGTAAACTTTCACTCTGTTGTTGTTGATCAACAAAGTCCTGAACGGTTTCATAGCCTAGATCTTTCCAGTTTTCACCCATAATTTGGAATTGTCCCCAACTGGTGGACATAAGGGCAGCGTCTTTATTGATATTGATGGCAAGGCTTAAACGGGTGTATTCAGCTTCATTGCCTTTGTAGCCACCTACCACAGTATTGACCAAGTTTGGAACGGTTTTGATTAATCCCGTTGCAAAAGTTTTACCCAAAGTCTGGCTCAGATAAAAGTACATGCGATGGCGTTCAAATAGGATTTTAGCTTTGCCATTTTTGAGAAAACCGACACCACGTCCTTCCACAGCCCCAAACACACGAATCACTAACTCAGGAACTTTCAAACGTTTAGCAGCTTGTTTGTAGTCATTATCTTTTAATAAATTACTGACTGAATTTCCAGCTAATGCCTGGCGTGTCTTATCACCGACTTTACCATCTGCAACTAAGCCCACTTTACGTTGAAACTGGATTACTGCTACTTCAGTACTCGGACCGAAATTCCCATCCGAATTAAGTGGCTTACCGCCAATATTCTTATATCCTAATGCAGCTAATTGCTTTTGAAGGATTGCAACCGCATCTCCTTTTGAACCAAATTTTAAAATCATGTTGCTCTCCATATCAGCTTGGCCACATTGCCTTTGGCTTTATAAATAATGACTGCCAATAAGATAGAAAAGACCGCATCCCATAGGGTCACGGGGTCTTTAAAAAATAAAATATGTACGCTCTGCCCCATAAATGAAGCAATCAATATAGTCGCTAAGATTGAATATTGATGGTGGTAACGCAAACCTGTTGCATCGAAACAAATAATGCGAAGTCCACAAAAGATATAAGCCATCAAAGCGATGATTTGAAATAATGTTTCCATCATGATGTCCCTCCACCACGAAATTTATTGAAAATGTCAGATAAGTTGGATTGATCCACCCAAACCATAATTTTTAAAATAATGGGTAGAGAGAAAAGTGCTGCAATCATGCCTGCTGTTGCATCATTTGTGATGAACGTGCGGGCAATGATTTCAGGTGTAAGTAAATAACCAATTCCTGTTGCTAAGATCATCGTGGTTAAACGTTGTAATGGTCTTAAATCTTTCTTTGTTGTAGCGAATAATGCTGCCCCAAAGACTGCCCCCAATAAAGCATTCCCATTAATAAATGGAAGTAATGATGCAGCACTGATTGTTAGGGCTGTCATAGTCGTTGTTGTTGCTGGCTCTGCCATATTCGTTTTAATCCCATAATTGAATGGTTTGTTTTGTTTGTTGTGGAGTATCTATGTCGGGCAGAATGACTGGTGTACCAATATCTAGAATTACCCCTAACTCTGGATTTGCTTCGAGAACTTTTTCTACAACTCCAGAGCTTCTTCCGTAATATCGCCAGCAGATCGCATCGATGGTGTCGTTTTGGATAGCAAAGATCTGCTTGGCCATTGTGTTTAGTCCTTACAATCCAAACTTTCCGTAATCGTTACATGACACGAGTAAGTTGTTGGATTAATGCCATTTGATTGGGATCTACAATTTGATTCTGAAGATATCTGGGCTGCATCTAAATCCAGTCCCAGTTCACTTGCAATTTTTGCCAATGCCAATCTTTGCAATTCTTCTTGTGAAAATATGTAGCGATGCACTCGTTGATGAGTTTCATTTGAAGAAATATTCATTTTCATATCAATTCCACCACTGAATGGTTTTCACCAAGTAATTGTTGAATCGCCCATTGTTTGTTTCGACGATATTCATCAATCGTTAAACACAAATCTTCAAGTTTCTTGAGTCCCGCTTTAGAACTGTCATATGAGCGGTATATTTCTGTTACTTTGGCTGCCACACCATTTGCAACTGCTGAGAAATACAAATGATCTGTTTGTGGTAAATCATCCACTTCACCTTCAGAAAGATCAGATAATGAAGCAGCCTTAGATTTAAGGTTTTTCAGCAAACGATTTACATCGATGACTTCTTCAATAATGATCTGTTTTAATCTTTCATTTGTGATTGATCCATCGGTACGGATTTTTTCCCGTATACCATCCAGAGCAATTTGCGGAAAAAACGCGTCACTTTTGATGATGATTTGACTTGGTGTGATATTGCCATTTGCAACGAATCCCATGAGATCTCCCCTACCGTTATATTTAGTGCACGGGTGGGAACGATTGTTTAATGAGTATCACAATGTAATGACATCGCAATCGTTCGCCCATGCGGTGCGAGGGCACTTGGTTATGTCGTTTTATATGCCAAGCTGCCTTGGTCATCAACGACTTGTGTACCATTGGTATTTAGCAATGGTTCAGCTTGTTGAGTGGGCTGTACTTCTTCAGATGGCACAGGTAATTTTTTTAATAATGAAGTCAGCGACTTTAAGTCTTGCTTACCGTTACAACGATCATCTAGTTCAATTGCACGTTCTAATCGGGTTTTAGCATGTTGGGCGTGATGCCAGATCCACTCTGGTAACTGGTCATCAATCTCCCCAGCATTCGCATCAATGGCTACATTGATTTCCTTGATTTCACCTTTGGCCAAAGCAACAAGTAGTTTTGCTCGTACCTGGTCAGGCATATCAAGTGCCTCTTTTGGAATGTCTTCATTTTCCAAAAGTTTTTCTAGATGCCAAAGAATTGGCAAATCAATATCAGCATTGGTTTTGAGTTTCTTCAAAAAGCCATTGGCAATTTCTTCAACCACCAGTGTTGCTGTTGAACGTTCAAAACGATCAGGCATAACCATCTTGTGACGTAATGCAAACTCAGCCATTTCAATCGCTTTTGCATAATCAGCAATATCAATACACCAAACTAGAATCGTCATGAATACGACATCTTGAACAGGTTTATTGGCTTCGATGATGCCTTCAACATAGGGTAAGTATGTTGGTACAAGAGCATGTTTAAGTTGAATCTTTGCTTCAAGTGATTGAATCTGCTTTAAGCGGTGGCGGTCATTGTTCAACTGAGCCAATTGCAGTTCGTAAAAGGTCTGCTCTTGCATAGTGCCGAACTCAGCAGCCGATTCGGCTGCTGCTTTAGCACTATGCTTATGGAAATGATTGCGTGCTAAGGTCATGGTTTACACCAGTTCAATATTTTCAGCCATTGCAGCAAGACCTAAATCTTCGATGTAGTAATCTTCGTTTGAAGATTCATAATTCTCGATTTGATCGCGTTTGGCGTTATCTACTACGGTACGACGACGAGAGCCTTCCTGAACATAGATTGAAAGGTTGTCAAATGTCGTCACCAAAACTGCATTTTCTGGGAAGAATGGCACAGCATACACAGGCAAATTACCCATGCGTTTTTGGCTGATAATAATATCTGCAGCAAGTTTTTCGGTGTTTTCTTGGTCTTTATTCACCAATGGGAAGTATTTATCAGAAACAGTACGACGATTACAAAGCACAACCAGATCAGGGTTGTCCTGGTGAACCTCATCAATCATTTCATTGGTTAAATCCATCACCAATGCATCGACATTTTTATAATCACCTGTTGCACCGATTTTGATTTTTCCAACCGTTGCACCTGAAGACATAACACGGGCTGAGTTTTCTTCACGCATTTTTTGCAACCAGCCTTTATTGACATCTTGAAGCTTTGGATTAGCAACAATGTCAGTATTTGCTGCGATCGAAGTACCATTAAAACCAATCATGATGCGATCAAGTGCTTGGCGTTTTTGGATCTGAGCACTAAAGCGAGTATAGAAATCTTTAAACTTCGCCCATTGATCTAACTTTTGATATTTAATCGCGGTATCAAAGTCAGTTTTACGACATAAGTAAAAACGCTCGTCCATCGAGGTTGGATCTTTGGCTTGACGATCTGTGGTATCTGTATTGGTACGTGATGCAATAGGACGTGAAATTCCAAGCCCTACAGCAGATCCAGATTGTTCATTGACTAAATGGATATTAATTTTTTGTAGAAATGCTGAAGACAACTGGATTTTGTCTTCGAGTTTTTGCTGAACAGTAGGAGTTACAGTAAATTTCTGTGAAACTTTTGGAATACCGTTCAACTTGGCTAATTGCTGCATTGCAGCGTTGAATTTTAATCGTGTATCTAGACGCATTGAATTTACTCTTTATATTTTTATTGTTGGATTAGCAATCAACAATTTCAGTGAATTGGGAGTTACCAGAGGTTGGACGTGGTTCAGAATCAGGTTCACCATTGAGCTTTTGCTTCAGATCGTTAAAATCTTTTTGGAGCTGCTCATGAGCACCATTTAAAGTGCTGAAATCATTCTCTAATTTAGAAACGGCTTTGCCCTGCTCTGCTGTTTCTGTCGCAATTTCGATAATCGCGTTTTCTTGTTCAGAAAATGATTCCGCTGACTTTTTCTCGTCTTTTTCTTGTTTAGAAAATAATTTTTTTACTTTGTCGAGTAAGCCAGCGGAATAAGATTGAGGCTCTTTGACCTCTTCAAATTCAAATATCGTTTCCACAGCTGCTGTGAATAAATTTTCTGGACGTTGTTTTTTATCAGCTAATGGATTTACCTTCGCACCAGCTGCAAATGCCAACATTTCTGTACCAAGAGATGCTGGTGAATCAGTCACTGCCAAACCGACAAGATATGCTGATCCTTTGTTGGCAAAGTTTTCATCAACTTCAATGGAGGTATAGACTTTTTGTTTTTGCTTATTCAGTAAAATTAAACTTTCTGTTGGTTCAATCTGAGCAAACAAGGCATCTTTTTCTTCGCCATTGATGGTAACTTTTTCAGTTTTTAAAGCTAAGACATCTCCATACGCACCAAAAACACTACCAGGTAAAGCACTGCGTAAATGTTCTACATTGACACGTGCACCATAGGTATTTGGATCATAATTTTTTGCCATCTGGATGATCCAATCGGCTTGGATCTCACGTCCATCGGTGGTATCCCCAGCTACGGCTACACGAAACCATTTGGATTTCAATTTCTTTTCTTCTTTGCTCATTTGCAAACCTATCTATGAATTTATGGAAAAAATCACGTTTTCGATTAGGTGCAGAATGGGCAATCAAGCATATCTGCTGCAAATACTTGAAGTTGTAAAAGTCTGATATACAACTAGCACAGACTGAATAGTAGTTAAGAAATTGCGAATGTTTGCGGATGAATAATCCAGCAAACATTTTTAAATGAATGATCTATCCCCCATTGCCAATTTGCATCTGATTATGGACAACAAGCTAAAGGCTAAATTCCTTTACTGGCTTGGTTGGAAAATCGTCGATATTGCAGAAGTACTTAACGAGAATGAGCGAACTGTTCAGGCTTGGAAAACACGCGAGGATTGGGAAAAAGAGAAACCAGAAAACAGAGTTGAAAATGCATTGACTGTACGGTTGATGACTCTGATTTTAAAAAATAAAAAGACTTCTGGTGATATCAAAGAAATCGATGCATTGATGAGGGCATATAAAGAATTTGCTCGTATTGAAAAATATCGTGATGGTGGCAGTGAAGCAGATCTAAATCCAAATATTCGTAAACGTCATACCGAACGAAAAGCGATTCCAAACCATTTCACTGAAGAGCAAGTGGAAGAACTTATCCTGGCGTTTGAAGAAAATCTTTTCGACTACCAATGGACTTGGTATCGGGCGATGGACGAACGCTCAAGGATGATTTTAAAAAGTCGTCAGATTGGAGCGACTTATTATTTTGCCCGCGAAGCCTTGATTGATGCTTTACGAACAGGCCGAAATCAAATCTTCTTATCGGCTTCTAAAGCTCAAGCACATATCTTTAAATTTTATATTAAAGCGTTTGCCTCCGAGATTTGCGGTGTCGAACTTACTGGCGATCCAATTGTCCTATCCAATGGTGCTGAGCTGCTGTTTTTAGGTACAAATTACAGGACTGCTCAAGGGCATCATGGCAATTTATATTTTGACGAAATCTTCTGGACATACGGGTTTAATGAGTTAGAAAAAGTCGCGTCTGGTATGGCCATGCATAAAAAATGGCGTAAAACATACTTTTCAACTCCTTCTACCATTACCCATGAAGCATATGCTCATTGGACTGGATCTCGTTTCAATAAGGGTAAACCAAAATCCGAACACCTAAAAATTGATGTCTCACATAAATCGTTGGCTAAAGGGAAAAAATGTGCTGACAGAATTTGGAGGCAGATTGTTACTGTAGAGGATGCCGTTGCTGGTGGCTGTGACTTATTCGATATCAATCAACTCAAATTTGAATACTCGCCAGAAGATTATGCGAATCTATTGATGTGTGAATTTGTGGATGATGGCCAGTCCATGTTCCCTCTCAGCATGTTGCAGATCTGCATGGTTGATACACTTGAAATCTGGAATGATTTCAAAATTTGGCATAACAGACCATTCGCCAATAAACCTGTTTGGATTGGATATGATCCTGCTTTGACTGGTGACAATGCTGGTCTCGTTGTTGTTGCTCCTCCAGCTGTAGCTGGAGGAAAGTTTCGAGTACTTGAACGACACCAATTTAAAGGTGATAACTTTTCAGAACAAGCCGAACATATCAGAGCTATTACACTTCGATATAACGTAACGTACATCGGCATTGATACTACAGGCATGGGTTATGGTGTTGCAGAACTAGTTCGCGCTTTCTTCCCTGCCCTTACTACTTTCAATTATTCACCTGAAGTGAAGTCACAACTTGTCTACAAGACACTGGATGTCATCCGTAATGGAAGACTCGAATTTGATGCTGGTGACAAGGATATCGCTCAATCATTAATGAGCATTAAAAAGACTCTAACTTCAAGTCAAAAACAAATCACTTTCTCGGCTGGTCGATCCGAAGAGATTGGTCATGCGGATCTCGCATGGGCACTCATGCACGCAATCTATAACGAGCCTTTGGCTGGAATTACAGAAACAAATACCTCTATGGTGGAGATTTATTCATGAACCCTTTTTCTATTGCAAAAGGTTTGGTAACAACTGCGCTCAGTCATTTGCCACAAAACATACAATCGACGGGAGCAAAACAACAAGTCGAAGCATTTTCATTTGGTGATGCTGTACCAATTATGGACGGTAATGATTTATCAAATTATATGGAATGTTGGTTCAACGGTCGGTTTTATGAACCTCAGGTCAGTATGGCTGGTTTATCTAAAAGCTGGAAATCTACCCCATATCTAAGTAGCGGAATTATTTTCAAAAGGAATTTTCTGGCTAATTTATTTATCCCTCATCCACGTTTAAGCAGAATGTCATTTGAGCAAATGGCATTGGATTATGTTTGGTGCGGAAACTCATACATGGAGGATGTAAAGTCACGGCTCAAAAATACAATCGAATATAAACCAGCCTTGGCTAAATATACTCGCGTTGGAGGTCAACAAGGTCAGTACTTCTATCTGAACAATGACCAAAAAGGATATGAAGAATATGAATTCCCTGCAGATCGAATTTGCCATATCCGTGAAACTGACATCGATCAGGAAATCTATGGAACACCAGAGTACATCTCAGCCTTGCAAAGTGCTTGGCTCAATGAATCTGCCACTCTATTTCGACGTAAGTATTACAACAATGGTTCTCATGCTGGTTTCATCTTGTATGTGAATGATGCAGCTTCAGATCCAAATGACATCACGGCACTAAGAACAGCATTAAAAGAAAGCAAAGGACCAGGTAATTTCCGCAATCTCTTCTATTACAGTCCAAATGGGAAAAAGGATGGTATTCAAGTTATCCCAACATCTGAGATCGCAGCAAAGGATGACTTCACTAATATTAAATCGATTACTCGTGATGATACTTTAGCTGCTCTTCGAATTCCCCCACAGTTAATGGGCATCGTTCCAAGTAATGCTGGTGGATTCGGTGATATTAAATCCGCTACTGAAGTTTTTTATCATAATGAGATTGCTCCATTACAATCACGATTGTTAAGACTTAATGAATGGGCTGGTGATGAAATAATTAGATTTAGTGAGTATAAAATAACAAAAGAGAGTTAAAAAAAAAGCCCTCAATTATGAGGGCTTTTTTTATGGTTTAAATCTTTCTAATATTATATCAAGATCATAATTTAGCTTTTTGATGTCACCGATAAAATAAGAATGATCTAATTCGGCTGACTTAATAAGCATTAACAACTCATTCAACTCAACAAGTTTAAGTTGTGCTTTCATTAACTCTTCACTCATAACAATTTCCTATAAAAACAATAACTTAACTAACTTCATGAAAGTAATTTTCGCTTCCTTTCCGTATTAAATCAAGTAAATCATTGTTTTTTATGCAAAAATTATTTAGATGAGATTGGTTATCATATACCCCATCCTGGGCCTTGGACGGCCCCGCGCAGTTGCCCACCCCACCTGCGGTTTACAAATAGGGCTGATTTACTACAAGGTGGGTCATAGGATAAAGGGCATTGTAGGCTTATTGGTATTAGGAAGTTCTAAGGCTTAGGCTAATTTTTTGATACTGCATTTCACTGCAAATTACTAAAAGGACTATAGGCATTTTTCATTTAGAAAACAGAGCACAAAATTCAGATCTTAAATTTAAGCAAAGCACAGATATACGTCACTTTCTACATATCGCCTTTTGATTGAAGTAATAAAGTAAGAATTAACTGTAAGTTATTGTTTTTAAAAAATATCCATCATTACAAAATTAAGTAATTTTTTGTAATACGAAAGGTAATTTTTCATAAGTTATTGATTTTAATATATATAGAAAACCTGTGAAATGACTTTTTTTAACAGTAAGTAATTACTTAAAAATTTCTTATAAATTACATTGAGTGTATATCTTAGTTTATTGAAATTTATAAGTTATTTAATAGATATTACTTTATTACTTCTAAAATTGACTAACATCAAAATTCTAATAGGATTATCTATTTTCCCCTTTTTGCTGATATTTGAGTCTTTAACAATCAATTATCTGGGAATGCTTTGGGAATATGGGAATGCTTTTATTAGCTCAAATGATTTAATAAATCATCCGAAAATACCTTGTGGTATTTATTACAGTAAGGAGGGAATTTTTAAATAAATCATTGATAATCAATGAAATGGTCGGAACAGTAGGATTTGAACCTACGGCCCCCTGGTCCCAAACCAGGTGCGCTACCAGACTGCGCCATGCTCCGAATGTGGGGTGAATGACGGGATTCGAACCCGCGACAACCGGAATCACAATCCGGGGCTCTACCAACTGAGCTACATCCACCACTAACGTTTGATTCTATATACCAAGCTACCAATTAAATGGCGCGCCTGACAGGATTCGAACCTGTGACCATCCGCTTAGAAGGCGGATGCTCTATCCAACTGAGCTACAGGCGCATAACGATGATAATAC